GGTTGGACTGCATCTCGATGTCCATGCCCTTGCCGTTGCGCATCGGGATGCCCTTGGCGTACAGCGGCAGGCCCACGGTGTTCACCGTCTCCATGTAGTCCGCCGGGCCGAAGCGGCCGAGCAGCAAGCCGGGCACGTCCTTCGGCACGATGTAGGCGTCGTTCGCGCCGATCATCTGCGAGCCGTTGGCGGCGCCGCGGTACTTGCGCCACATGATCCCGCCGAAGTCCAGCGACTCGGTGGGGTTGCCGCGCAGCTGGGCCGCCTGGACCTGATTGAGGAACGTCTCCTTCACGGCCTTGTGCGTGATGAGCGAGTTCCAGAAGGTGCGGCCGCAGTAGGCCTCGACGCTGGTGTACGGCGTGCCGCCCAGCTCGTCCTCGATCGCGTCCAGCGCTTGGCTGCAGACGGCTCGCACCTCGGTCGTCGTCACGTCCAGAGCGAAGTCGATCACGTTCTGGGAGACACCGAACTCGGTGAAGAAGTCGTGCAGCACCGTGGTGCCGTCCGCGTCGTAGACGATGCCCTTCAGGGCACCGACGCGATACCACTCCATCGTCAGGTCGAAGCGGCGCATGCCGAGCTGCAGCACCTCCTGGCGGCGCATCTCCAGCGGCGTGGGCGTGCCCTCGGTGCCGAACTGGCGAACGCCTTGCACCTCGTCCGCCAGGATGCGGTCATCCAGCGGCAGGTGCACCAGGTTGAACGGGCGCAGGTTGCGGTTCATGCGGCCGATCTCGGCGCCAGGGCCGCCGCGCGGCTTGCTGGAGACGAGCGCCAGGGTGGAGCCTTGCTTCTCGACCTGCACGGTGAGTTGCGAGACGCCGCCGTATTCGAAAATGCCGGCGTCGCCGAGCATGGTCGGGAGGTGCGGCACCTCGTTGATGGCCGCGGTCATCTCCGACAGGGTGAAGCCGTCGTCGTTGAGCATCATGATTCAGTTCCTTGTGCTTGTGGGTTGGTCGGTGCGCTCGATCAGCGCACGATGACGCCGGCAGCGGCGAGCTCGACGTAGGCCGGGGCCTTCTCGGCCAGCAGCACCGACGCGGCCCAGACCAGGCGGCTGGTGAAGACCTCGGCGTAGCGCGTGATCGCGATCGTCGTGACGTCGACGCTGGTCGCGTCCACGTCGTAGATCAGGATCGCGGCGGCGGTCTGGGTGCCATCCACGGCGTCGTTGTCGTAAGGCTTGTACTTGCCCGTCGCGGTGATCTTGCCCAGCACCGTGCCCGCGAGCAGCTTGCCGTTGCCGCTGGCGATCACGATGGTGTCGCGCGAGATGTCACCGTTGCCTTCGGACTTGATGAAGGCGCCGGCACCGAGGTGGTCGGTCTTTGCAACCATGTGGGTTCTCCTTGAAGTGGTTCAGCGATCAGTCCACCGCGCGGCGATTCATGCCGGCGTAGACCTTCGCGTGGTTGATGGCAGTCTTGATGACGCCCGGCTTGCCCTCGGCGGTGTCTTCCGCGTTGGCACCCTTGGCACCGTTCGGCGCGGCGTTCGGCGCGTCGGCGGCGTGCGCGCTGGTGCGCGCGGCGATCACCTGGCGCTCGGCGGCGAGCACGGCGGCGGCGGCCTGGTCACCGGTGGTCTTGCCGTCGAAGGCGAGCGTCTCGATGAGGGCTTCGTGGCCCGGCAGGGCCTGGGCGCGAACGGCCTGGATGCGCGCGCGTTCCTGCGTCGCACCTTCGGCCATTGCGTCGGAGCGGATCTGCCCGTAGAGGGCAGCGTGATCGCGCTCCAGCGATTCACGCGTGAGGTTCTCCGGCATGGAGTTCTCCTGTGTGGTGGTTGCTGAGTCGACGCGCGTCACCGGCTCGTCTTCTTGGCTGGATGAGCCTGCGGCCGCGGCACCGGCGGCAACAGACCCGGGGAGCAGACTTGCGCTGGCTCGTGCCGGCCGAGACTTCTTCGGCGGCATGGCAGCGCTGGCCTGTTTGCGTAGCGGAGCGACCTTGTGCGGGTCGTCCGACATCTGGGCGATGAGGTCTTCGAGGGTGGCAAAGCCATCCACCAGACCGGCATCGATGGCCTGCTGGCCGATGAAGACGCGGCCATCGGCCATGTCCTGGAGCACGGTCTCGACGTCGACGCCGCGGTTCATCGCGACGGCATCCACGAAGAGGCTGTAGAGGTAGTCGACCTGCGCCTGGCGGTACTCCAGCGTCTTCGGGTCGAGCGGTCCGTCGCCGGCGGCCTTGTATGCGCCCGCCTTGATGATGGTGCGCTTGACGCCGCGCGCGGCATCGGCCATCGAGGTGTCGGTGTGCTCGGTGCGCACGCCAATGCTGCCGACGTTGACCATCGGGCCGCTGATGAAGACCTTCGCAGCCGCGGAGCCCCACCAGTAGGCGGCGCTAGCCAGCGTGCCGTCGCTGAAGGTCGCGACGGGCTTCTTCTTGGCCAGATCGAACATCGCGGCCGCGCCTTCCGCGATGCCCAGCACGTTGCCGCCCGGGCTGTCGGCGTAGAGGATCACCGACTCGACCTTCGGGTCTTCGGCGGCGGCCAGCGTCTCGTTGCGCAGCGCCTGCGCTGAGGTGCCGCCGCTGATCTCCATGAAGAGGTTCGCCTTCGGGCCGATGACGCCGCTCATCTGGATCACTGCCACGCCGTTCTGCACGGTGTAGGAGCTGCGCTCGTTCGCAAGCGGGCGGCCGATGCGTGCCTCGACGCCCTTGATGTCGATCTTCTCGCCGCGCATGTGCGCGTCGTAGATCGTGCGGATCTCGTCGTACATCGGGTCCGTGATGGCCCAGTAGCCCTCGACGAGGTCGGATAGGCGCATCGGCCCGCCGTGAAGTTGACGGTCCTGAAGCGACGAGCCCCGCTCGGTGGCGGGGCTCTTCCGGGTGATGGTGATGTTCGAATCGTTCATGCTGGTCCTCAGATGTGCTCGAGCAGGTTTCGCTCGAACTCCAGGTCTTCCATACGGGCCGCCAGCCATTGGTCGGCCACCATCGCACCCAGCGGGAGCTGAGCGGTACCCTGTTGCGCGGCCGCCGCGGCGGCGCCGGCGACTGCGACCACGGCGCGCACGGATGCGGCAGCCGCGCTGCTGGCGCTGCTGATGGCGTCGACGGCCACGATCTGTCGGCCGCGCTTCTTCTTCAGTTTGAAGCTCGGCGTCACCAGACGGCCGATGCCGCCAGGCTGTGGCGGCGGTACCGGGATGACTTCTTCGCCCTGCGGCGAGGCGGCCTGCTGTGGAGCCGTGGCGACGCCGTCGACCGAGATCGTGATCCGGCCCGCAGCCTCGGCGCTGGCCTGCGCGGGGCCCTGAGCGGCGCCGTCGACCGCCGCGCGGGCCTGGATGGGGGCAGAGGCCTGGCCGACCGCCGAGACGCCGGCAGAGGCGCTCGCTACGGCCATGGCGCCGGCCGCAGCAGCGGCAGGTGCGCCAGCGACGCCGTCGACCGCGATGATCGTGCCGGTGGCGATCACGGCGGCAGCTTGGCCGACAGCCTGTGCGGCGCCCGACGAGTTGAGCAGCGCGAGCGCGGCGGCAGCGGCAGTGCCAGGCGCATCCGCTGCACCAGCTGCTGCCGCAGTGGCTGCCGCGGCGGCTGACGACTGGGCAGCAGCGTCGGCGGCGCCGTCGACCGCCACTACGATGCGTGCGCCGGTGTCGGCCACAGCTTGCGCCGGCGCGGCAGCTGCTCCTGCGACGGAGACGATCGCGCCGGTCGTCGCCGCGGCTTGCTCGGCAGCACCTGCGGCGCCTGCAGCAGCGATCCGGGAGGCTGTCGCGGCCGCGGCTTGGCCAGCGGCGCCGGCAGCCCCGTCGACGGCCACGGTGATGGTGGCGCCGGTATCGGCTGCTGCGGCGCCCACGGCCTGCGAGGCGCCCTGCGACGATGCGATGGCCAGCCGCTGGCCGGCGGCCTGCTCCGGTGCCGCTGCGGCGCCGCTGGCAGAGGCGATGGCAACTTGGACGGCGGAGGCTTGGCCTGGAGCGTCGGCCGCACCATCTCGTGCCAGGACAGAGGCCGCTGGCGCCGCGGCTTGGCCTGCTGCATCGGCCGCTGCCGTGCTGGCCGCGATTGCAGCTACGCGCGCCGCGTCCTGCGCCGCAGCTTGAGCAGCACCCTGCGCCGCCGCGGTGGCTGCGGCGGCGGCCGAAGCCTGCCCGGGTGCATCGGCCGCCGCGCTGGCCAGACCGAGCGCCAGAGTGGATGCGCTGGACTGTCCGGAAGCAGCTGCCGCACCTGCCGCGGTGGCGGCCACGAGAGGCGCGCCAGAGGCCTGTCCGGGCGCAGCTGCAGCACCAGCAGCTGGCGCGACAGCCGCTGCGGTCGCGGCAGCCTGCTCGGCAGCAGCCGCGCCGGCGGCGACGGACGTGATTGCTACGCGCGGCGCCGCAGCCTGGCCGGGAGCAGCAGCAGATGCCGCGACGCCGGCGGTGGCCGCAGCGACCGCCGCGGCCTGGCCAGCCGCTTGTGCAGAACCCACCTTCGAAGTGATCGATGCTGCAGCAGCTGCAGCCTGTCCCGTAGCGGCGGCGGAGCCATCAGCCTGGATGATGGTCGGGCCGCCGCCGGTCGCCGCCGGCAGCTCGAGCTCGGCGAACGAGACGCTGATCTTCGGCGAGATCGGGAACGGGACGGCCAGGCCCGGGAAGATCCGGGTCTTGGCTGGGTTCCCGCCGACGCGCCGTGCCATGGTCTACCTGCCGATCAGCCGCGCAGCGAGGTGAACTCGCCCGAGTAGGTCGTCGCCGTGGTGGCCGACTTCACCACCTCGAGGAAGGCCAGACACGCGTCGTCGAAGATGCGCTCCAGGCTGATCGAGGTGGTCAGGCCGTCCTTCTCGCACGTGAAGTTTGCGATGCCGCAGGGCATGAAGGCGATCGGGTGGCCGATGGTGAAGTCGATCGCACCGGTCGCCACGGCCGCTGAGCACTGCATCTGCGTCAGGGCCTTGATGCCGCTGTCGCCGCTGGCAAGCGGGCAGAACCACGAGCCGGCCGGCATGTCCAGGCGGTTGATGATGTTCGAGGAGTTGCCTGCGATGCTGGGCAGCGTCGCGCCGGTGTTCCCATCCTGATCGACGTAGGTGCACGTCGTCCAGTTGTGCGCTGTCGCGGCGAGCGCCGTGCGGCACTCGATCATCAGGAAGTTGTTCTGCGCATAGTCGGCCGCGCCGGGCGTGACGCTCTGGTACCGGGTGGGCACGCCGGTGACAGCCTCGGTCGCCGTGCTGTTCATCGTCTTCGTGACGCTGAAGAGCCGGTCGTACAGCAACAGCGTGTTCGGCGCGACCGACGCGATCGGATTGCCGAACGCAAAGTGCTGCGTCGCGCCGCCGGTCGGGTTGTCGAAGGTCCAGGAGCCGGTCGTCGCGTCGGTCGGAATCGTTCCGCCCGGCGCAGCTGCAGCCGCGGCACCGGCGGCCGGCTGGTTGCCGACGTACCAGAGCGTGTTCGTCGCATTGACGACGCCGGTGGTGCCGACCTTGCTGAACATGAACTTCCGATTCCCGCCACCGAAGTAGGCGGCCAGCGCGCCGTCGAGTGTGCTGATCAGACCGGCCTGGCTGCGTCGGACGTGCGCCATTCGCGCGCGCTCGCGGCGAACGGCGCGCCGCACGATGTCGTCGGCGCGGTCCATCGCGGAGATCTCATAGCCCGCGTCGATGGCGCCGATGAAGTCGCCGTCCTTCGTGGCATAGACCCGGCCCGGCACACCATGCACCGCGATGGGTTTGCCGTACCACTTCGAGGTCGGGTTGCACATCGCGCGACTCATCTGTGCGACGGCCTCCGCACCGAGCCACCGCTCGAGCCGGTCGGAATGAGTGTGAAGTCCCATGTGTCAGATCTCCGTGAAGCGCAGTCGCAGTGCGGTGTAGTCGGTGATGGAATCGGCCTCGCCGCCGCTGAGCGTTTGCTCGAAGGTGGTGAAGCCGGCCGGCGCGGGGTCGTGCGTCCACGAGGCAATGACCGTCACGCCCTGCATGAGGGCGACGGTGACGCCGCTGAGGCCGTCGCCGCGCAGCCGGTAGCGCACGAAGTGGCCACTGCTGGAGGCCGGGTCCGTGAGCGACGAGAGGGCGACGGTGCACACGTCCGCGGCGACGTTCGTCGAGATGTAGTCGCCGTCGCTGGCGGGCGTCTCGTCGATCGCCTCGTGCAGCGTGGCCGCGTTCGTGGGCGACCAACTGCCGGCCGAGACGGTGGACGTCGGCGACGCGCGCTGGCCCGTCGTGAAGGAGGCGCTGCTGACGCGGTTCGAATCGTTCGCTGCCGCGTCGGTGTGCACGAGGTGCGCATAGAAGGTCGTGTTCTGCGCCAGGCCGGTGGCATTCAGTGTCTTCGCGCCCGCGCTGGCCACCGCCTGCGAGCCGGCCCACGCCGCTGCGGCGCTGGTGTGGTCCTGCCCTGCCTTGATCTGCGCGACGCTCGGCTGCGTGGCACTGGTGGTGACGACGGCATACATCGTGCCGTTGCCGTCGTCGGCGTCGTGACGCTGCCGGTGGGCGAGGACAGCACCGGCGCCGTCGTGTCGGTCGCGCCGGACTGCACGGCCACGAGGCCAAGGATCGCGCCCTGGTTGGCGACGGCGGTCCAGGTGGACGTGTGGGTACCGGCGTCGACGAACTTGATGGCGACGGCCGCCTGGATGTAGGCCGTACTGCCGAGGAACTCATACTCGACCAGCGTCCAGCCATCGCCCGGCGTCGCAGTCTGGTCGGTCGTGCCCACGCCACCGTCGCCGCTCCACAGCGCGACCAGGATCGCCGGGCCGGTGGTGGTGACGCTGTCGCTGGTGATCGGCGTGTTCGCGCCGGGCGCGGCACGCGTCGTGATCGAGGTGTCGACGATTGAGCCGCCGCCGCGGATCTCTACGCCGATGAGCGTCGACTCCTGCGCGGGGCTGACGGGCTTGACCATCGACAGCACGTGCCCGGTGCCGCCGCTGATTGCGTCGCCGTAGACCTCGAAGCCGAAGCCGGCCCAGAGCGAGCCGGCCGGCACGCCGTAGCCGCTCGTCTCCAGCAGCGTCATCGCGCTGCCGCCGTTGTAAGTCGGCGGATCCATCTTCGCGAACTCGCCGGCAGCGAAGGCCAGCATGATGGAGCCGCTCGCCGATGTGTTGAGCGTGATGTTCGACGGGCTCGTGCCCACGCCGTCGAGCTGGAAGTCCTTGCCGCTGTCGCCGACCTGGAGCGCGGCCTGCGTCTCCGTCAGCGCGGCATACGCGAAGAGAACGCTCTGCCCTGAGCCGACTGTCGGGAAGTTCGGGCTCTCCGCGGCAGTGCCGACCGGGGTTTTGTATCGGACGGCTTGCGTCCAGTAGAGCGCGTCGTTCGTCTCCTCTTCGGAGAGCGAGTAGCCGGTGCTCTCGTTGTAGTCGGTGACGATGCCTTCACTGTGCGCGGCGACCAAACCGAAGATGTTGGAGTTCGGCAGCGTCGGCGTCGTGAAGCTTTGAGGTGCGACGTTGTCGACGCCTTGCGCGATCAGCGCGAGCACCGCTGCGTAGCCCGAGGCGGCCGTGACCTCGTGGAAGGTGACGGTCGGGTCAGCGGTGCCGGACAGCCAATCGACCGTCGCCTGGTGACTGGCGCCGCCGCTGCCGTTGAAGCATGCCCAGATCGAGAGCTTCGAGGTCGCGCCGGCGTTGTAGACGACGCGTCGATATTTCGCGTTCCCCTTGTTGTCGGTGACCCGAATGTTCTGGTTCGGATCGGAGACGACGACGAAGAAGGAACTGCCGGCCGCCTGAGTGGTGACGGCCGGCGTCACGCGCTGGGTTACAGCATTGCCCCCTGGGGCCTTGCCGTGAACGCCAAGCGCGAGGGTCATGCGGACCCTTTACGGCGCGACGGCACCGGCAGCCGCGCCGGTCGCGGCGGTGGCCGCGTCGGTCTGGGCGTCCTGCGCATTGGCAGCGTCGATGCCACCCTGCGCCGCGAGGATCGCGCTGTCGAGCTGCGCGGTGATCGCCACCAGCTGCTCGGCCGTGGCCGCGCCCTGCGCCGCTTGCAGGCGCGCGATCTCGTCGCGGGCCGCCACCAGCGCGTCCTTCGTCGTGGTGGCCACGACGATCAGCTGGCCGTTCTGCTCGATCAGCAGATCGGTCTTCGTGTTGCCCTCTTCGAGCTGGGCGAGCAGCTGGCCGTTGGTGGCGATCAGTTGCTCGGTCTTCGTTTGCAGGTCTTCCAGTGCACCCATGATGCGTTTCTCCATGGCGCTTTGCGCCGTTGCGATTGCTTGAAGGCCCCCGAGAATCGCTTGCGCGAGTACCGGGGATTCGAAGGTCACCGTGTGTTGCACGGCGATGGTGAAAAGAGGCTCAGCCACTTCAGTTGACCCTCTGACACGCGGCGTATTCGTTCGCCGCGCCACCCACCAGGGGGTAGTAGTTGGACGTGCCGCTCTTGATGAGGGGCTTGGTGTTGTCGCAGGTGGCGCCGCCAGCTGCACGCCGGCCGGAGATCGGCGCAAGGAGCTTGCCGTTCGCGACGGTGAAGAGCGTCGAACCGCTGGCTGTGACGCGCCACACCTCGACTTGGGTCGTGGGCAGCGGCGTCGGCGGCGCGCAAGGCTTCTCCATCTGCACCGGCGCCGGCGTGGCGCCATGGCCAACCGCAGCGCCCTGCTGGCAGGCTGCGAAGAGCAGCGCCTCCCAGTCGTAGCGGTCCTGCGTGCCGGCCGGCGGGACAAACTTGCCAGCGGCCAGCATCGCGTCGAGCGCGCCGAGCGGATCCGGAGCTTCGAGCACAGACTTCGCAGCCTCCCAGACGGCCGTCGCGGTCAGCGTGCGGTACTTGTCGAGCACCGCGTGCGTGTAGAGCTTCCAGACTTCGCCGCTGCCGCCGGCGAAGACACCGGTCGGACACCACAGCGCGTGCCACTCGCCCTTGATCGGCGGCACCACGCCCTGCATCAGCTTGCCGCCCGTGAGCTCGATCGGCGCCCACGGGCTTTGCGGCAGGCAGACCGCTTGCGCGGCCGTGCCGATGGCCAGCAGCAGCGCAAGCGCGGCGGCACGCGCCGCGTGGAGCACCCGCGTCATGCGATCACTCCTCGACGATCACTGTCGTGGTCTTCAGCTGCGGCGCCACACCGTTGACCACGTTGATCGGCGTGGAACGGTAGGCGATGCCGTCGCCGGCCGAGCTGACCGTGATCGACGCGCCGCCCTGCGTGGTCGACACCGTCACGACGTCGCCGGTGACGCTGATCACGAAGTAGGAGGTGCCTTCCGTCACGCCGCCCGGCAGCGAGGATCCGTCGACCGCGTGGAAGATGATCCGGTCGTTCACCGCGAGCCCCGAAAGGCCCGGGATGGTGAAGGCGTTGCCCGACACGACGGCGCTGAACGGGCCCAGGCGCGAACCCAGGATGCCGACCCGGAACGACTTGCTCGCGCCGGAGGCGGCAGCGCCCACGGAGAAGTGCGTCGCCAGGCCGCCGGCGCCCGCGGTCATCTCGCCGAACTGGATCGCGGCGACCGGGCTGACAGAGTTGCCCGTGACCGTCCATCCGCCACTCGTGCGCGCGACCGCGACGCGGCCATAGCCGGTGTAGGCGATCTCGCTGTTCGTCTGATCGCCGGCCAGGCCCGGGAAGGCCGTGTGCAGAGCGACCTGCAGGTTCGTGAGCGGCGTCGCCGCGGCGTTGTCCGCGAGGTTCGCGATGGCCGTGGCGTTGAAGATCAGCTTCAGGATGTCATTGCGGAAGGTACTGGGTTTCATGGCGAGGCCTTTACGTCAGGTGGTTGAGGAGGTGTCGTTCAGGGCGATCTCGGCCTCGGCCAGAAGGCTCTCGGGGAGAGAAGCCATCGGGACCTTGAGGTACTCGCGCACCAGCCCGGTGGCTGGATCTCGCAGGGGGATCACCCGAACAGGGCCCTGCGTCGCTGCAGACGGTTTCGCCGACTGCTGAAGGTGAAGGTGCTGGTCTGCCTGCTCGATGACGACGTGCGTCGGGTCCTGGTGGATCTGGACCTGAATCGGGTCGTTGTGTATGTCGAGCTCGAGCTGAATCGGCTGGCGCTGCAGAGCCTGCGCGCTGTCCTGCAGCGTCTTGGCGGCGGCCAGCATCGAGGCGCTCTGCTCTGCCTGCGCCTTCGCCGCGGCGGCTTGCTGCTGGGTCGCCGCGCCGGCCTTGGGCTCGGGCAGCATCTCGGCCGCCTTGAGCATGTCGCGCTCGCGGCGCTTGACGGGGAAGGTGCGCGTCCAGTCGGAGCCGAACAGCTCCCACTCGGCACGCTCGTGCGTCATCAAGCGCGCGTCGATCGCGTCGCGGTAGGCGGCGACCTCGTCCTTCGGGTTCAGCGAGCCTTGGCTGTCGCCGTGCCATGCCGCACGGGTGTAGGCCCAGCGAACCAGCGGGTCGCGGAAGAAGCCCGGCGCGCTGATGCGGCCGTTCGCCACGGCCTCGGCCATCCACGTCTCATAGACCGGTTGGCAGAAGCTGAGCACCAGCCAGGCGCGCTCGGTGCGGAAGTGTTGCCAGGCGTCGAGCAGCGCCGCGCGGCTGGCCGAGTAGCTGGCGTCGAAGCGCTTGAGCAGCAGATCGCGCGGCAGCCCCAGGCCCATGCCGATCAGCGTCAGGATGCCGTTCACGAACGGCTCGAACGCCGTGTTCGGCCGGTTCGGGTTGGCGAAGGTGGCCTTCTCGCCCTTGGCCAGACCAATGACGGCGGCCGGGCCCATCTCGACCTCTTGGCCGCTGGGCGGGACGGATTCGTTCGAGCCGTCGTTCACCGCTGCGGGGTCGGCCCCGTAGACCGGCGCCGGCGCGGCGGCGCCGTCCTGCTCGATGAAGACGGTGTAGAAGGCCGACACCACGGCGGCGGAGATCTCGGCTTCGGTGTAGCGGCCCAGCTCCTTGATCGCCTGGATCACCGGCGCGAGGTACGGGATGCCGCGGGTCTGCTCCGGCCTGATCGGGCGGAAGTGGTGCAGGATCCGGCGCCGGCCGCTGGCGCCGATCGCCTCATACCAGCTGCCGGAGAGGCTGGTGCGCGAGTTGATCGCTATGGCGCCCGGGTGCTGGTCGAGGATGTAGTAGGCGGTCGGCGCACCGTTGCGCAGCCGCACTCCCTCGACGATTTCGACGCCGGTGATCTCGCCCATCGGGTTCGCGCAGCGGTCGGCCTCGATGAGCTGCATGCGCAGCTTGTAGGGCTGCGTTTCGGTGGGCGAGCCGTCCGGCAGGATGGTGAAGCAGTCACCGCTGTCCATCCGCGAACCCAGAACCAGGCCCTGCCGCTCGTAGAAGGTCTGGCCGCCATCGAGCGTGCACTCCTTCGAGTCGGCCCACAGCGAGAACTCGCGGACCACCTGCTCCTTCCATGCGGCCAGGCGCTCCTCGCTCCAGCCCAGCACGGTTGCGTCGGGCTCCGGCACGGGTTGCAGGCCGGTGCCCACGACGCGGTTGATGTTCGTGTCGATGGCGCCGGCGGCGATCGGGTTCAGGCGGCGCAGCTCGCGCGACTCGGCGCGCTGGCGCTTCAGGCCGCGAACGATGTCGGCGTCCGCGCTACGCGCCGAGACGGCCCAGCGGCCATTCATCGGGCTCAGCGCGGCACCGTCGGAGCCGGTGCCGGAGAAGGCCTCGAAGGCGTTGCGCGCAGCCATGCGGCGTGCACCGGCGGCCGGCGAGACGTAGCCCACCAGTCGGTCGATGAGGTTCAAGCGTGCAGCCATGCCCAGGCCTCAGTTCATCGGACGCGTGTAGAGCACGCGACGGCGACCTGCGGCCGTGTTGTCGAGGTCGTCGATCTGGGCGGAGAGCTTGACGATCTCGTCCCTGACTTCGGCGAGGTCGGCGCGGCGCAGGCGGCGAGCCGTCTCCCCCTGGCCGACGACGTATTCCTGGCCCTTCAGGATCTTCAGCTCGGCCGCCAGGTAGGCGTCGAGGCGGGCTTGCAGTTGCTCGCGTGTCATCGGCGGCGTGAGGTGATTTCGTTCGCGAGCCGCGCGAACTCGGTCGCGAAGTCGGCGTCGGCGCGCCGCTCCACGATCTGGTCGAAGGGAAGGCGCGCGCGGTACTGCGGCTGCTTCTTGATGAAGACGAGCACCGGCTTCACGCCTCGGCCGTCGCGCACGTAGATGCCGGGCGGGATGCTCGCGCGGGTCACCTTCTGCTCGCCGCCGGAGATGGAGACGCGGTCCAGGCCGCCCACGAAGTACTGCGCCTTCTTGGCGTTTCGCCGGCTGCGCGCGCTGGCCGTGCGGTTCTGGTACGGGTCGAAGGAGGCTTTGACCGCGGTGAGGATGCGCTGGATCTCACCCCTGGCCAGGTTGCCGTAGGAGTCGAGCTTCGCGCCGGCGCCGGGCACCGCGCGCCAGCCCTCGCGCAGGATCCCGGCGAAGCGCAGGTTACGCTCGAAGCGCTTCTCGCCGCGGGCGCCGCCGAACACGCTGGGCAGCAGATAGTCCTCCGGGCGCGTGCCGTTGTTCGGCGCGTCGTCTTTCACTGCGATGCGCACCGTCAACGTCTCGCGCTTGGACTCGATCACCCGGATGCTGTTGAGCGTGTACGGCACCGGCCGGTCGAAGACGCGCGGCATCTCGGCGCGGATGTCCTCGCGGGCACGCTTGCCGATGATGTTGAGCGCGCCGTTCGCCGCGTAGGGAATGACGCCCACCGGGATGTCGCGCAGCGCCGCCACGACGCTGTCCAGCCTGCCGCTGCGCGTGGCGGATAGGCTGAAGGCTTCGGGCACCGCTGACTCCAGTGAAAGAGCCCCGGCACCTTGCGGCGCGCGGGGCTCTCGTTGACCTGCCGGCCGGCCTGCGTGCCGTCTGGAGGCACTTCAGGCACTAGCCGAATTGGGGCGAATTTTCACCCCTTCTGTGCCACGGTTCGGCGGGTTTGTTGTGTCACTGCGCTGTCGCGTTCAGTCGCTGTCGTCGGTAGCAGAGGGAAGCGCCTCCCGCGCGCTAAGGTTCGCCTCGAGGATGCGCTGGTGCGCGGCATAGACTGTGGTGCGGAACTCCTGCAAGTAGCGGTACCAGGTGCGTGCGCTGATGCCGAGTGCGTCGGCAGCCGTCTTCACCGGCGACACCTCGTGCACGTAGGTGAGGATGAACACCTTCCGCGCGGTGTCCATCGGCTGCGCAGCGATGGCGAGGTTTACCGCCGAAAGCTCGGCACTGAGGGCGACGTCCGGAATGCCGCCGCGCCGCGCGCCGGTGCCCTTGGCCGTGAGCTTGCCGAGGATGCCGGCGGCCAGCGGCGGCGGTCCGATGTAGCGGCGCGTGCGGTTCCACGCTGCCCAGCGCCGGCAAAGGTCGTCGGCGACGAGGCCGACCTCGTCGGGCGCCTCCTCTTCGCCGAAGAGTTCGTTGAGGGTGGTCGGCTCGTCTTGCGTCGTCATCATGGATGGATCCTTCGGGTCATCGGCGGATGCCGCGCGACAGCACGCGGCGGCCGGTGGGAGATGGGGCAGCAGGCGCTGGCGCTGCAACGGGAGGGGCCGGCGGCGGGACGACAGGCGCCTCCGGCGAGACGGAAACGCTCGGAAGCGGGACGGTGGGCACCTCGACCGCGCGCTGGCCGAGCAGATTGCGGCGCAGCCGGCCCCAGTCGGAGCGCGTCCACTTGTGCAAGCCGAGGTAGTGCGCCATCGCGAGGTTGCCGACGTGCGTGTCCAGGTACTCGTTGCGCGCGCCGTTGGGCTTCACGTACTGCCGCACTGCCCGGCCGCGCCGGTACTTCGTGACCCGCTTCTCGACGAGCAGCTGCTCGAACAGCTCGAGCTCGGTGCCGGAGTGCCAGTGCATCGCGCCCGGGCCCTTCTCCAGCGCGAGGCGGTTGAAGATGTGGTCCTTGGCCGTGTCCGTGCCGATCCGCCAGGTCTTCACGCCGTGCTCGATCTTGTTGCCCTGCCAGTCGATGTCCTGGAGTGTGGGCTTCGAGCCGATGATCGGCCGGTTCGGCAGGTTCTCGCCGCGGGTGACCACGCAGCCGAGGTAGTCGCGTGCGGAGCCGTAGTTGTAGACGTCCTGCGTGTTCGCGCCGCCGGCGTCGATGCCGTAGACGCTGATGCGGATGATCGCTCCGGAGGCGTGCAGGAAAGGCGTGCTGCGCAGCGCGTCGAGCTTGGCCCAGACCGAAGACTCGGATGCTGGATCGTCGACCGGCGAGCCCCACAGCACCTCATGCTCGACGGTCCAACCCTCCAGGCCCGGGCCCCATGCCTGGATCGTCGCCTCCAGGCGATTCACCTGGGTGTCGACGAACATCGTCAGCACCAGCGCCTCTTCGGGCACGATGCGCGCCGGCAGCCGCTCGGCCTGGCAGCGCTTGAGCAGCTCAGTCGCGGTGCTGGTGACGTCGCCAGGCGCGTAGGGCAAGCCCTCGCGGGTGTTCGTGTAGACCTGGATGAGGCCTTCGTCGCCGGCTTCCTTGGCGATCAGCGCCAGCGCCAGCTCCTTGGCCAGCCGCAGCCAGGTGATGGAGCCCGGCGGCGCGTAGTAGGCGCTGAGCGTGACGCTGATCGTCTCGCCATCGCCCTCGGCGGAGTGCACCCACTCGGCCATGCCGCCCAGCTCCTTGTCCAGGAGCATGTAGGCCTTGTGGTGCTCTTCGATGAGGCCGCCACACTCCGGGCAAACGAAGTAAGCCCTGCTGACTCTCTCCGTCTCGGCGTCGAAATCGTACCGGAAGTTCTCGCGCACCAGCTCGTGCCGGTGATCGCAGTGCGGACAGGGCACATGGTAGTGCGACTGCGTGCCCTGCATGTAGAGCGCGTGGATCATCGACTCGCCGAGCACGCCCGGGCTGCTGACTTCGTAGGCCTTGGAGATGCCCTCGTAGGTCGTCAGCCGCGCCTCGGCCAGCTTGATCTTGTTGCCCTCGCCGCTCGCGTTTCCGCGCCACTGCGGACGGTCGATCTCGTCGCAGAAGATGTACCGGGCTGGGATCTCGGCGAGGTTCGCGTCGGAGCCGGCCGTGGCGAAGTAGATCGTGCCGCCGTCAAACTCCTTCGCCTCGACGGTGTTGCGCTTGTCGCGCGAGCGCGGCGGCGCGATCTTCTTGCTCACGGCGTCGCAGGCCTCTACCGCCTTCGAGAAGCGGGCCGACAGGCGCTTGACCAGGCCGTCCGTGGGCTCCAGCGCGATGATGTTCGCCGGCGCGCCGTCGATCCAGCCCAGCGCCGCGCAGATGAAGACCTGGGTCTTGAGCATCTGGCTCGCCACCATGGCAACGATGCGCGTCGAGCGGTGCCCGGGGCTCAGCGCCTGCAGGATGAAGCGCGCGTAGGGTGTGTGCCGCAGGCTGTAGTGGCCCGAGAAGGCCGAGCCCTTCGGGATGACGACGTTCGCCTCGCTCCAGACGTCGAGGTGCAGCTCCGGGTCAGGGAGCAGCGCCTCGGCAATGGCGCGCTGGACCTCGGCTTCAGCGTCGCAGGTGGCCATCAGTTCGCCGTCGCGGCTCTGGCCTTCGCCGCGTCGCGCAGCTTCTTCGTCTCCTCGCGCGCCACGGCGGCGCCGAGCATGAAGACGCCGAACGCGATGCCGGTCCACCAGGCACCATTCCAGACCAGCACCACGAGGCAAGCCCAGTTGATGGCCCGCGAGAGCGCACGCTCGAACAGCGGCCGCCCTGGATCCCTGGCAAATTCGGTCTGGGCCTTCTCGCTGAACACGGCGATGACGCCCACCGGCACCAGCAGGGCCCAGGCGGCGAAGGCCACGATGTTGCGTGCGCCCTCGACGTCCAAGACCCAGCCGGCGACTACGAATGCAGCGAAGGCCAGCTGCGTGGCGTAACCCTTGAAGTGCTTCACGGTTCTCTCCTCGGTCAGATGACTGCGCGGATGCGCACCTCGACGCGCTCCAGCGTCTCGCGGGCGTTGAGCCGGCGCTTCGTGCGCACGTCGATGAAGACGGTCAGGTCCTGGAACTCGGCCAGGCCGGCTATGCGTTCGAGCTCGGCCTGGATTCGCTGCTCGGCAGCGGCGATCTCTCGCTGGATGTAGCCGACGTCGTTGATGTCGGCAGGGACTGGCTCGATGCTCATGCGGGTTCCTTGGTGGTTTCGTCGATCCAGTCGCGCTCGGCTGGCTTGGCGTCAGGGCCCGCGATCCGGCCGGCGGCGGTGGAGAGGGTCTTCTCGGCGAACTGCTGGAAGATCAGCCGCATCTCGGCATCGATCAGGTCCTGGATGTCGCGGGCGTCGGTCATCGAGGCCACCCGTGCAGCCACGCGACGGCCGAGCGGCATCGCCTGGTCGCGCAGCGTGCGAAACGCCGTGAAGACGGTGGCGATCGTCCCGTCGCGGTCGATCAGCCGGCGCTCGAGCTGCATGCGCTTGATGCGAGCGGTCTGCGCCTCTTCCTGCTCGCGGCTGGCCCGGGCAGATTGGTAGGAGAGGACGTCCTTCGTAGTGGTTGTGGCCGGCCCGGCGAGGCCGACAGTCGCAGGCTGCGCGCCTGCGGTGACCGCGGCGGCCGTCTTGCCGAAGGCGCGCACGTTCTTCGCGATCGTGGCCTTCGCCTTGGCGACGTCGATGAGCCCGTCGTCGTCGCGCTTCACCTTGCCGGCCTTGATGAGCTGGGCGATGGCCTGCGGACGAACGCCGAGCTCTCGCGCCAGCTCGGCGGCCTTGATCCGGCGCGCGGCCGTCGCTCGTTTCGGCGGTCGTGTCGTCATGCAGGCGAGTCTCAGCGCTCCATGCCATTGGGCAAGTGTTCGAAAAGGCCAGTCACTAGCGAACGTGCGGGGGCCGAATTACC